CTCGCCTTTTTTGGGTTCCCTCAGGCAGCCGAGGAGGTCACTGCAGGCCCAGGCGAGGCCATTAGCTTCCCCGCAGAAGGGGACGCCCGCTACATCGAACCACAAGGCAAGGCCTTCGACGCTCAGTTCAAGCGCTTAGAGCAGATTGCCTCGCAGATCAATGAGCTAGGCCTCAGCAGCGTGCTGGGTCAGAAGCTGTCTGCCGAAACCGCCGAATCGAAGCGCATCGATCGCAGCCAAGGCGACTCGACAATGATGGTCATTGCGCAGAACATGCAAGACCTGATCGACAACTGCCTGGCCCACCATGCCCACTACCTCAACATCACCGAGGTAGGCAGCTGCTTGGTCAATCGCGACTTCCTTGGCACACGCCTAGAGCCTCAGGAGATCCAAGCCCTGCTGCAGCTCTACACCGCTGGCACTATCACCCAAGAAACTCTGCTGCTGCAGCTCAGCGAAGGCGAGGTGCTCGGCGACGACTTCGACATTGAGGCTGAGGTCGAGGCCACACAGCTCGGAGGCCTTGGCGGCGAGCAGATGCCTGAGCCTGTAGAAGATGACGAAGAGCCGGTGGAAACCGACGAGATCCCTGAGCAGGATGAGGAGGAGGTCGAAGAAGAGTAATGAACTCGCCCACTGATCCAGCAACTGAAGGCGGAGACGAAACTCGGATCCTTCATGTTTGCACCGGAGAGATCAGGGGCCGCTATTTCGCTGTCATCCGCTGCAAGTGGTACGGCGAGAACGGAATGATCGGAGTCTCGGAGCATCGACTGGAAGACATGGACATGCAGACCAACCTCGAAGACTTCGGCGCCTTCATCGTCAGCGCTTTAGATGCGAATGCAGATGTCACGGCCCTGGTGGCCTGTGACCCTGAAGACCTGGGCTTGGAGGTCGAATGAGCCTCGAATCGTTTGTCGAAGAGATCCCCGAGGCCTATTACCGAAAGGCCATCGACCTGAACCGCTATAGCAATAGCGTTGCTCGGGAGCTGATGCAGTCTTACGAGCGGATCATCCGCCGTTCGATTGCTGAGCTTGAGCGGATCGAGCAGATGCCTAGCGCTAAGCGGCCCCAGGTGCGGGCTCAAAGGCTCAAGGCGCTGATCAAGCAGAACACTGAGGCCCTGGCTAAATGGTCTGACAAGGCAGGGCAACAGCTAGCCCGTGAGCTTGGCGATCTGGCAAAGATCGAGGTTGATTTCACGGTGGGCCAGCTGCGGCGTGGCGTGCCTGATGTGGCGAAAGGTGCGGTGCGCACGGTTGAGGTGACCCCGGCCTTTGCTGAGGCTGTGATCACTGCTGACCCGACCAACGTCGGCACCTCTGTGCTCAGTGACAGCCTTGAGGAGATTGTGAGCGGGCCTGCCAAGGCCATGAAACTGACAGCTCGCCAAGGTGCGGCTATTCGGATGCCTGACGGGCGGAGCATCGGCAAGGCGTTCCGTGGGTTAGCCGAGCAGCAGGCTCAGATCTTTGCCACCACTGTTCAGGATGGTTTGCTGTCTGGCGAGTCAACCCAGGCGATTGCCCGAACGTTGATTGGCGAGGGCCTTGAGTTTTCGACCAAGGCCAAGAGCATCAGGCAGCTAGATCGAGCTGGTGGCCGGATGACGAAGATGGCGACCCATCAGGTGCGGACGCTTGTGCGCACGAGCGTGAACGCAACTTCGAACGTCGCTAGCCAGCGGGTGTACCGAGCAAACCCGACGGTGACCAAGCGCTACAGGTGGCTGGCCACCTTGGACGAGAAGACCTCGCCAATCTGCAAGAGCCTTGATCAGCAGGTGTTCGAGTATGGCAAGGGGCCAACGCCTGCTAACCCTCCCCATTTCAACTGCAGGTCTACGACCGTGCCGGTGGTGGACTGGGATGGCCTGTCCAGCAAGTATGGGATTGATCTGACCCCGCCTAAGAGCAGGGCTAAGCGCCCATCAGCTACCGGCGGCGTGCCATTGGGGACTAGCTACGGGAAGTGGCTGCATGATCAACGGCCTGCAGGCAAGAAGTTCGAGGCGAGTGCGGCACAGGCCAAGGCCTTTGGCGGCGGGAAGGATACGCCAGGGGCAAGGCTGAAAGCCAAGTATTTCAACCGCCTGGCCGACAAGTACGGGCCGGATAAGGCGATGAAGAAGTTCCTTCGTGAGGATGGCACGGAGGTGAGCATCGCTGACCTGCAGCGTCGCTATGGCGATCCTGAGAAGATCACGACGACCAAGGTCAAGATCAAGCCCAAGGCGCTGACCAAGAACGAGAAGATCGCCAAACAGGTGATGCAGGATCCGTCGCTGAAAAGCGACAAGAAGCGGATCGAGGCGATGGTCGAGAAGGGCGTCCCGGCTAATTCTGACTTTGTGGGCCTGGTGGCTGAGGCCAAGAAGAAGTCTGGCCTGGCCACTACCGAGACCTTCCCGAAAGCGAAACCCAAGCCGAAGGCCGCGGCCGTGTCTGTTGCCGATCAGATTGCTGCCAAGGAAGCTGAGCGCAAGGCCTTGACTTCCAAAGTGCTCACGGCTAAGCCTGCAGAGGCCAAGCAGATTGCCGCACGCCTCAACGAACTCAAGGCTGATATTGCTGGTTTGAAAGGCGAAAAGGTAGAAAAAGTCAAGACGATCACCTTCGAGAAAAAGGCCGTTCCTCAACCCAAGGCCGAACCCAAAAAGCCAGTCAAAAAGCTCAAGTTCGGCGAAGCGCCCAAGACCACCACGGACGTGGCCTACGACTACAAGTCCAACTGGTCTGGCATGTACGAGAAGCGTCACCAGTTCACCAAGGTCGTGGACGACATGGACGACTGGTCTGGTGATGGTTTCAAGGGAGTCAGGGCTGCTCAGTTCAAGCGGGCTCAGGAGCGCGGTGTGCAGTTGAACGCCTGGGAAAAGTCAAGGATCAAGCTCCTCGACAAGGGCGAAGACAAGACGTTTGGGCGGATGGCGGACCGCATCGAGGATTTCATCAGCCGCGCTCCCAAATACAAGGGCGAGGTTTATCGCGGGGCTGGCTTCAGCGACAAAGAGGGTGCGCTGGAATACATCAAAGGGATGAGCCAAGGCGGCAAGTCGCTGACCATGGACAGCTGGTCGGCCAGTCAAGGCGTTGCTAACACCTTCGCGTCAGGCGAAGCCTTGGGTTTCGGTGGCGCTGTCTATGACCATCGAGTGGTTATGAAGATGCCGAACAAGGCCGGCGCTCCGATCGAGACCCTGAGCGGCGTTGGCGCTGAGAAGGAAGTCCTTCAGCCTTCTGGCATCGAGTACAAGATCAAGAAAGTCACCACCAAGACCACGGGCAACGTGACTGTCTACGAGGTCGAGATGGAGACGATCTAGCCCTCTTCAACTTTGAAGCCGGCCTCTTGGCCCAGCTTTTTCAAGAAGTCGGGGTCTTTGGTGTCAAGGTCTTTGCCCACGCCATTGTCTTGAAGCGGCAAGGGCTCCGAGAGGCGCTGTTGCTGATTGACGGGCTTGCCTTTCATGGCACAAACCTAGCAAAAAGCGGCCTGATTAGCCTGAGCGCAGCATTTCTGTGCAGATGTCTTCTGATCTTGTAGCCGTCTTGGTCGGCGACCAACTGATGCTGGCCCGCAAAATCACCCTTGACGACGGCTCCGTCCAGTACCGAAACAAGTTTGGCCTGGCCTTAGACGGGGCCAAACCTGTCCAGCAGGATGAGCCCAAGCCAAAGCGCCGCACCCGCAAAAAAGCTGCTGACTAGCATGGGCCAACGGCTCCAAGTCCATGGCTAAGCGCGGCCTTTACGCCAATATCCACGCCAAGCGGAAACGGATCAAGGCCGGCAGCAACGAGCGGATGCGTAGCGCTAAATCGAAAAACGCACCTAGCGCAGCCGATTTCAAGGCTGCTGCAAAGACTGCCAAAAAGCGCAAGAAGAAAAAGTAAGGCGTTCAATGTAAAGTGTGAGCGCAAATTTAGCCTGTGGCTAATTCATGTCTGAAGAGCAAACTGCTCCTGTGGAGCAAAGCGCTGACAACGCCAATCTCGTGGCCGAACTTGAGGCCATGCGCCGCAAGAATGCCGAGCTTCTAGACGAATACAAGAAGGCCAAGCAACAAGCCAAGGCTGTGCCTGATGGCGTCGATGTCCAAGCCCTGCTCGATTTCAAGCGCAAAGCTGAGCAGCAAGAGCTTGAAGCCCAGGGCAAATACAGCGAAGCCCGCGAGGCCATGGAGCAACAGTTCCGAGAGGCCACGGCCGAAAAAGACAAGCGGATCGCTGAGCTAGAAGGCCGCGTCCGTGAGCTTGAACTATTGACCCCAGCCGTCTCGGCTCTTGCTGATATCGTCCACGACCCCGACTTGGTAATGAAAACCAAGCTGTCGGCAGATCAGATTCAGCGCGAAGCTGATGGCACCGTTGTAGTGGTCAACGGCTACGAGCGTGTGCCTGTAGTCGAGTGGGCCAAGACTTTGCCTGCATGGATGCAGAAGCAGCCCAAACCCCAAGGCAGTGGCGCACCTGTGGGGCGTGGAGGCGGCGACATCCCAGCCGGCACAACCAATCCCTTCCGGGCTGAAAGTTACAACCTCACAGAACAAGCGCGGCTGTTTAAGACTGACCGCGATCTATATGAGCGGCTTAAAGCACAAGCCGGCCGTTAGTATGAAACGGATGGCGAAGCTGTGCTGAGCCGATAGGGCTGTGCCCAACAACCGCAAAATTTCTGGTAACTAACGATGGCGACCCTCCGGTCCGATATCATCGTTCCCGAAATTTTCACCCCGTACGTTATTGAGCAATCGACCCAACGTGATGCCTTCTTGGCTAGCGGTGTGGTGCAGCCCATGGCTGAACTCAATGCAACCGAGGGTGGGGATTTTGTGAACGTCCCCTTCTGGAAAGCCAACCTTTCCGGAGACTTTGAGGTTCTGTCTGACAGCTCCTCTCTGACCCCTGGCAAGATCACCGCCGACCGTCAAACTGGCGTGATTTTGCATCGCGGGCGGGCATTCGAGAGCAGAGATTTGGCTGCTCTGGCTGCAGGTAGCGATCCGATGGCTGCTATCGGTCAGAAGGTCGCCGAATACGTTGCCAACCAGCGTCAGAAAGATCTCCTTTCTTGCCTGGGTGGTGTGTTCGGTTCGCTGGGTTCTACCAGCAGCTCTGCCGCCTTCTTCGATCTCACCATCGACGGTGAATCGGGTGACACCCCGACTGTTCTGAGCCCCCGCCACGTTGCACGGGCCCGTCAGAAGCTGGGTGATCAGGGAGAGAAGCTGACTGCCATGTGCATTCACTCTTCCTGCTTCTACGACCTCGTCGAGCGTCGCGCAATCGACTACATCTACGACAACACTGGCGCCGCTGACACCAGCGCAACCCAAGGTTCTACCGCAGGTGCTTTCGGTAACGTCGGCGTGCCCACGTTCATGGGTCTGCGAGTGATTGTGTCTGACGATGTTCAGACCGCCGGCAGCGGTTCCTCGACCGAATATGCCGCCTACTTCTTCACCCAAGGAGCAGTCGGTTCGGGCGAGCAAATGAGCATGAGGACTGAGGTTGACAGAGACATCCTCAGCAAATCGGACGCCATGAGTCTCGACCTTCACTACGTCTATCACCCGATCGGCGCTCGTTACACCTCCAGCACTGTCAACCCCAACCAGAGCACTCTGGAGACCGTTGGCAACTGGTCCAAGGTGTACGAAACCAAGAACCTCGGTATTTGCCGGGCGACTGTTACTTCTAACCTTGACTGAGGAGAGTAACTAACCATGGCATCTATTTTTGAGGCAACAGCTGGCAAACTGATCGGCCCTACCTCTGGTGGGACCGTCACCCAGGCCACTGACAAGTCCACTGGTGTGACCCTGAACGCTGCTTCGGGCCAGATCACCATGGACGACGCTGCACTCGCAGCCGGCGCTGAGGTTTCCTTCACGGTGACCAATAGCGAAATCGCAGCCACCGACGTGGTGGTTGTCAACCACGGTTCCGCTGGCACCGCCGGCGCGTATCTCGTGCAGGCCAACACCATCGCTGCAGGATCCTTCGCGGTCACTGTCAGCAATGTCTCGGCCGGTTCCTTGGGCGAAGCAATCGTCCTGAACTTCGTGGCTCTGAAGGGCGCTAGCTCCTGATGGGTCTGTTCGCTTTTAGGCGAGCACAGGAACGTGAGGCCGCTGCTTCGGCGGTGGCCTCCACTCCTGCTAAGCCTTCTCCAAAGAAATCCGTAGAGAAGCCCGATGGCGATCACGATCGACGCAACAGTCGGGGGCGCAAGCGCAAACAGCTACCTGACGCTGAGTGATGCCAACGATCTGATCGACGGCCTCGTTCAGAACGATGACGTGGTTGCCTGGGCCTCTGCCACTGACGACCAAAAGAACCGAGCCCTTTACACCGCAGCGCAGCGCATCGACCGCGAGCGGTTCCTAGGGGCTAGGGCAGCCAACACCCAGGCCCTGCAATGGCCGCGTGATGGTGTGCGCAAGCCAGACACCTACCAGCGGACCTACACCACGGGTTTCCCGTTCCGCCTAACTGAGGACTACTACACCACCACCGAAATCCCGGATCAGATCAAGAAGGCCCAAGCAGAGCTTGCGGTCTACCTGCACAACAACAAAGACGGCTTGGGCCTTGGTGGCCTTGAGGACTTCAAGAACCTGCAGGTCGGTTCGATCAATCTCACCCCGAACTTCTACGGGGCGGTGGGTGCTGATCGCATTCCGCCAATGGTGGAGCGTTATTTCACCGGCCTTAGAATTAGTGGACCGGGCAATATTGCCGTCAAGCGGAGCTGATTCATGGGTTACGCCTACCCAGGAGCTGAGTACATCGACGACACGGCGGCCCACACCGGACGTTTCGGCAAGATCGTCGCCCTTGAAGACTCAGTGATTAACACTCTGAGCGCTGAGGACTACACCGGCAATGCCCTCTCGGCTGTGCCCCTCAAGGCCAGCTGTGAGATGTACGGGGTGTTCACCAGCGTGACCCTGACCAGCGGCACTGTGGTCGCTTACAAGATCTGATCATGGCTAAAGGTTTTGGGCAAGGTAACGGCATCGATTACACAATCGGCGCCGAGGTGATTACAGACACGGCCGCGCATACCGGCCGGTTTAATCACATCGACTTTTTTGAAAACACCACCATCGACACGCTGGTATCAGAGAATTACACCGGCAACAGCCTTGACGGTGAATCGTTGCCTGCAGGCTTCCACATCGTCGGTGTCTTCACCAGCATCACGCTCCAAAACGGCGGCTGTATTGCTTACCGAGTCTGATGGCACTTGCAGACAAGATCGCTAAAGCTGTAGGCAAGCCCTTCCCCAAGATTGGCGGTGATGTCACCTTTCGCGTGATCTCGACCGGGGCCTACAACACCACCACTGGCGCAGTCACTGAAACCGCTAGCGACACCACAATTAAAGGCGCTCTTGATTCTGTCAGCGATCAAGAGGTCAACGAGTTGGTGCAGGCCAGCGACAAGAAACTAACGGTCCCGGCTAGCAGCTTCAGCTCTCGCCCATCGACCGCCGATAAAGTGGTGATTAGCAGCGTTGTCCATCAAATCATTGCGGTCAATGTGACCGAAATGCAGAACGTGGACATCGCCTACGACCTGATCTTGAGGGCGTAACCATGGGCAAGAAGCTCAATAGCCTTGGGGAGATTGGGCCTCTGCTTGAAGAGTTCGCTAACGATCTTTTGCGAGCTTCAATCCTTGAGACTGACGCCCGCGTGAAAGAGGCCAGCCCTGTCCTGTCTGGCCGTCTGCGCAATAGCTGGATGATTGGCGAAAACAGCGAAGCTGGCCAGCCAGCAGAGCGGAAAGAATATGGCGAGAACATTCCGCCCGCAGTAGCGATCAACTACACCCAGGGCCAAGAGACGATCGGCAACACCTACAGCGTCCACAACAATCTGGAATATGCGGAGGCGGCCTGCTTTGGCACTAACCTTCCACCGTCTTGGCAGGGCGATTTCAAGCCAGGCAAGAAAGGCGTGGTGCCTGGCTTCCCTGATCTAATCGCTAAAGAGATGCAAGCCTTTGTCGATCAGAAGGCTCGCGAGTTCCGTAGGAAATTCTGATGGCAGCCGCAAACCTCAACACGATCAGGGCCACCATCGAAGCCCGTCTGGCCACTGAACTGGCAGAGGATCCGGCCATCCCGGTGGTGTTTCATAATGTCCCGTTTGAGCCGACGCCAAACTCATCGTGGGTTCAGTGCTTGACCACCTTTGGCCGGAATCAGTACCTCAGCCAAGGCAGCACGACGAACTCACAAAACAGGATTTTCGGTCTGGTCACGATCAACATTTTCTCGGCTGCAGGTGTAGGCCCTGGCGCCAACTACACGATCGGGAAAAGAATCCGCGATCTTTACAATAGGGTGAACGTGTCGGGGGTTTTCTTCGACGCTCCAATAGGTCCAGAGGCTCTGGCTTCACCAGCTCCCGAGGGCTATTTCCAAACACAGGTCCGTGTGACCTTTGAATCCATCGAGGAACTCTGACCCATGGCCATTCTCCGAGGAGAGCAAGGCGCTGTTCAATTCGACGCCGCCGGCTCTGCAAACGCCACCATTGTTGGCACCCGCAGCTGGACTCTTTCCACCACGAAGGAAACTCTGGACGTTACCGATCACGGTGACACCTTCCGTTCCTTTGTTGGCAGCCTGATCTCCGGCTCCGGCACCGTGGAACTCGTCTACGACCCCGACGCAACTGGCCAGGCTACCTTCTTGGAAGACGTTCTGACCACTGCTGATGCTGCAGACGCAACCTTTGAGCTGTTCACTACCGGCACCACCTCCGGCTCTGATTCAAT